GGGAGACGAGGGTCGAACTCGCGACATTCAGCTTGGAAGGCTGACGCTCTACCAACTGAGCTACTCCCGCATATTTAATCATTTGGTATCTTTTATAGGCTCAAAAAATCATCTTGATTTTTTCAATTCTATTTTTAACTTTATTACCAACGACTTAATTAGTATAACATTTTTTTTTTGCTTGTCAACATTTTTTTCTTTTTTTTATTTCTAAGCTCTTATTTCTTAGCTACTTGAATAGTATACATTTTTTTCTGAAAAATGTCAAATTAAAATATAATTAATTTTTAAGTGGTGAGAACTTACAATAAAACTATTTTTTATAATAAGACTTCCTATAAGTATACACTGCCATTTTTATCCCCAAAATGTCTCCACAAATAAAGGAGTTATCTTGAAACAGTAAAAATATAAATGCAATATATGAAAATTATATTTATTCATTTACTAAAATTTTACTTACACAAAACGGTCATTCATTAAGGAAAAGTCAAAAACTTACCTAAAGGTTCAAACAGATGACTTTTCCTAAATTCATTTCCTATTTTACATCGTAAAATTTTAAATAATTCAAAAATATAATTTTTCACATTGATTTTAAATTTTCTTTTTAAGACAGCTATCAAACCCTTTAAATATCCAACTTAACTCTTCTTATGTCAGCACCGACACCATTAAGTTTTTCTTCAAGCTTATCGTATCCACGATCTATAAAATATTATTACTCTCCCTTAACAGTAGTTATTTTTATTGACTTCATTTTTACGAAAAAATAAATTTTTATTATCTTTTTTTATATTTTGTCCCCAATTTGTCCCCAAATTTACAACTATTATTCTTTATAATTCCTGTCTCAAAATTTTTTTATTTTCTTATACTCTTCTTTAGTAATTTTCTTTACTATATTTTTTAACTTCTTTATTTTAAATACTTCAGAATAATTCTTTCTAACAAGTAATAGCCTTAAATGTTCCTGCTCCTCTTCCGTTAAAATTTTCTGAAGTTTTACATAGACATAGAACAATGCCTGTTCATTGCCGTTGTTTATACGAAAAACTTCATCTTTAATCCTTGCATAAATATACTCAAACATGATCCTGCACCTCTTTTTTTTATATTATACCCTATTTTATCTTATTGATACAAATTTTGACCAACTCCCTTTATTTTATTTTCTTTATTATTTTACATCATTCTTTTACTTTTTACAACTACAAAAAAAGACAGTCAATCAACTGTCTAATATATATATTAAAATTCTTATTTACAGGTGAGGGATTAATGGTGCTGTCAACTTTTCTACCTGAAATTCCCTCATACCGCACCATTCCCTAAATTAAAAATTATTTTCATAAAAGTACCTCCTTTTTCATATGCATCGATAAAAAATGCAGAGTATAATACTACATTTATGATTATTTTTAATAGAGAGACTCCAGATAGGTTGATAATAAATTATATCACTACTTTCTTAGTTAGTCAATAAAAAAGAAAGGGCAATCTTTACGACTGCCCTATATAAATATTCCTATTCCTTTTTTTATTTTTTCTTTATTAGCTTTTATAGTATCATCCGTTTCTTCAAAAATTCCGAATCTATCAAATCCTACAATCATAGTTAATACAACTACATTAGTCCCAATTAAAAGCCACAAATCTTCTCTTTTAGATTTTTCCTCTATAAAATTAAAAAGCTGTTCAGGATATTTATTCCTCAATTCTGTTTTTATCATTGTCAAATTTTCTTTTCTTTGATAACCTCTTAATTTTAATGTCAGAACTGAGTTTAAAAAAACTAATCCCAACATTATTATAAGAAATTTACGACTTCTGTGATATATTTTCATTTTTATCACTCCATTTCTTCACAAATCCAAACTTTTCCAGTAACAATTCAAGAAATCCTTTACTGATTCCATATCTTTTTTGATTTACTGTTTCCAAAAGTGCCTCACCAAAGAATCCTAAGACTGGACTTAACGGATATAAGAACTCCGCTTTCAAATGTCCAATGACTTTATTAAGGGAAAGGGCAATAGCCATTGTCATTCCTGCAACGGCTATCCTTTTTACATATGGTTTCACTGGCTGATTATCTATCATTTTCTGTGCAACCACGCCAAACAGTACTCCTGAAAAGAACAATATAAGGAAAAGTCCATGATTATCTATAATTTCCTGTAAATCTTTTAACATTTAGTAATCCCCCTATATTCTTATTGCTGTTTTTTCTTCTCCGAGTATTTTATGTATTATTTCATCCACATTTACAGTTTTTTCAAGTGCTTCAGCACCATTCAATAATAAATCCTCAGTGAATCTCTCAATGTCATCAGGAATATACGGGTTGTTTATCTCCTGTGCCTTTTTTACAAAGTCCTTAAACTTTCCAAAAAAGTTGTTTTTAACAGCTTCCAATTTTTCTATTCCTTTTTTAGCTCCAAAGATTATTTCTTTTTCTAAAACTTCCTTTCTAGTAAAATCTACTAGCATTCCTACTAAAATCATTTGTAATTGTGTATTCATTAACATCACTCCTTTAAGTTTTATATCATTTTTATTCTAAGTCATCTGACAGGCTCAAATTTGCATTTAAACTTGTCAGACAACCTTTTATACCTAATTTTATTTTAAACTGATTGTAGGTTAAATATACAAGCCATTTTTTTATAGACTCAATTTTTCCATTTTTTGAGCCTATAAATTTTCTTAGACTTAAAATTTCAAAAAATTAAGTCTTAAACTAATTCAATATGTGGATAATCTTTAAATTTTACCCAGTCACCTCCCCATACAATGTTTATTCCATTTTCTTTTGCTACTTTTTTTAAATGATCTGCTACTTCCCTATATTTTTTTTCATTATTCCAGTCAATTTTATCAGACAATGCAGGATCATAAATTGCAAAATCTATTGCATGGCCATATCCATCACTTTTTGCTTGATGATTAGATTTGCTTTTATAACCGTCACAGTTCGTCACTTTCGGACCAGGTTTAGTTCTTCCTTGCTGATATAGTTCATTTTGATAAGCTGCTGTTCTTAGTCCTTGTACTACCATAAAATCATGAGGACTGTCCGTTATTCCCAGTTTTATTAATGTCTGCAAAGCTGGATGTACCCCCTCAAGTCTGTTTAAACTTCTTTGAGATAATACAAATTTCTTTTTTTCTACTGTTTCAACTGTTTCAGTCGTCAAAACAATATTTTCTCCTTCAATTTCAACTCCTGTTATCCTTAAAGTTTTTCCTCCTTCTATGATTTCTGTTCCTATAAGTTCCTTTACATCTCTCATTTCTATTCCACCTTTCCTTTTATTAGTTCCATATCTTTTAGATATTTATACAATTTTGACGGATTGAACTGGTACCCAACTCTATCCTTTAATGACTTAAGCTTATAAGTCAGAGTAAACTGTAATGCGTAATCAATAGCGTTTAAGCAAAATTCCGAACAAAAATATCTGTCGTCATTCTGCACTTTACTAGCATAGAAAAACTGTCCTAAAATTCCGAGGTAATCATACCCTTTACCTTGTGCCGTATTATAAAACTCTACAATATCCTCAGCTCTGACACTACTATCCATTTCAAAAATTTCAAAGTTTTTCTGATATCTATATTTTCTTGTTCTGACTCCACCAGGATTTGAAAGAAAAATTTGATTATTATAAACAAATTCACAGTGTGAGTATTGTCCGAAAGTCCATGCGGAAATTAAAAACCCCACTATACCGCGGGGCTTGTGGAACGAAATATATAATTTGTCTTTTTCGAGCATAAATACCTCCTAGTTTTTCCAAAGTTTTTCAAATTCTTCTGCTGCTTTATAATTTTTCAATTCTCCATCAGATAAATTCGCAAGGTTTTCTCTTAACACTGTTTCAGTATGCATAGCCTTTGTTGTCTGTTCTGTCATTATTTTTGACAGTTCCAGTACATCCTGCATTGTTAAAGTTACATATTCATCTGTTCTATCCTTGTTTTTAAATTTCCATCCATCGAAAGTTACTTTTTTAGTAGCTATCATCATTGTTACGATATTATTTAAATTATTTTTATCAAGTTCCCTGTTACGCTGCAGATATTTTTCTTTGTATACAAATTCTTTTTCTGAATGCTCTGTTTTTAACTCAGATAGTTCCCGTTTTATTTGCTCAATCTTAAAATCTCTATTAAATACAATCTTTCCATCTTTTATTGTTTCGCATTCCTTTAATTTTACAATTTTCCCGCCTACAAAATAGTTATCAGGAGCAATCTCTACTGCCTGAAAAGGTATTTCTTCAACAATGTCTCCAGGCATTGTTGGAGCCAACATTGAAGCGTCTGCATTTGTACTAAATACTAAATGAGTATCTTTATTGTACATGACTTTTAAAGTATCTGACTTGAACTTTTTCAATTCTTCATACCAGTCTTTGTTTTCTTTGTCGAAAATTCCGTAATACTTGAATCCATCTTCTAGCGTAATCAATTCTACTCTATCTACTATAAATTTCATTTTTTACCCTCCTTAATTCTATCCAAATGGCGTGTTATACCAGTTTTGACCTCCACCGCCACGCCTTTCCTGCAATGCTCTCATTTGTACCCAAAAATCCTGATTTGACGGCTGTGTCTTTATTCCTGTTACAACATAACCGGCTCTTTCCACTGCACCATAATTATGCCTTCCCAATTCTATAAATCCTACTAGTCTTATATCTCTTACCGTGTCGTTGTCACTTCTGTTATATAAGTCCTGTGTTCTGTTCCATGCATCATCTGCTCTGTTGTATGCGCTAGTAATCCTATTATGTGCATGCTGTATATTGCTATCTATCCCATTCATTCTGATGTCTCTGGCAACCATATCATGGTTATCCATAATTTCACACCAGTTTCCTCCATTTCTGTGAGGTACTTTATAATAAGCCCTACCACCATTTACATGAAAACAGCCCATATAATCTCCATTTTCAAGATACATATATAGATGCCTTGGTGCCCAGCAGTCAGTACTATTACCTCTTAATACAAAATCACTACTGTTAGTATTTTTGTACCCTTTGCTAAACGGAATATATGGCGACAAATCAGGCTTTGGTGCTATCTCTTTAATCTTTGCGTATGTTATTATCCCAGCTTTATTTTCTTCCGCAAAATCTGTTTTTTTCACTCTGTTTTCAAGTTCGTCATTTATAATTTTATTGTCCTCAACAAAATCAACTCTCTTCGGATATTCACTTCCTATCCATTGATTTAATCCTAAACTTGTTTTTTTCTGTGCTGGCATTTTTTACCTCCTATTCTTTATATTTTTCTCTATCTTCCCAATTTAAATTTAAACTGTCCCATGTGTCCCAAGTTTTATTATATCTATCAAATTCATCCCAGGTCATGTAGCTGTAAACTATTTTATAACCTAAATGGGCAGGCTTATTCAGTTCTATAAAATTGATAAAATTATTTAAATTAGGCGGTATTCCGTATATGCTTGTAAATTTTATAACAAAATAATACTCGTCAAATACTTCTGTCACTTCAATTTCCCCATTTGTAAATATCCAGGCCTGTTCTTTTAAGTTATCTGGGGAAAATATCCGTTTTGACAGCAAACGGAATAGAATTCTCTCTCGTCTGTCCTGCAGACTTAATCCCAGGTCAAATTCTAATTCCATAAATCTTTCATATTTCAGAATCTGTTCCTCATTAAAAAAGTTTAAAAATATAAACTCCCTGTATTTCTCAATATCGTTTCTTATTTTTTGAGCCTCTATTATTAAACTTTTTATCAAGTCAACCTGCAGACTGTTCCTTGCAACTTTGGAAATTACTTTTATTTTATTGTTCATTAATAACAACCCCAGTCACTATTAATATTTCATTCCTATCTACAGTTATATTTTTGCTATCGTTATTTATCAGAACTTTACAATCTTCAACTCCATTAATAGATAAAACTATTTTTTCAACTCTGTTAATCGATAAAACTTCCTTGCTGTTTAAAGTGTATAGCGCCGAGTTATCTTTTATCATCTGCTTTATTTTTGAACTGATTAGATTTGATACGGCATTTAACTTTATTCCCGGACTTAAAATAACGCTTACAGATATAGCAATATTCTTGCCGTCAAAACTTGTCACTGTAACATTGGCTCCGATTGGTCTGCCGTCAATCTGTTCTATCCTTCTTTTCACCTTCTGTATTAGCTCGTTATCGGCCAAGGTATTGTTATAGTTCGAGATTCTGACTCTTACTGTTCCATTTCCATTCCACAGCGGTTCAACTAACACTTTACCCACCCCATCTATTTCCTTTGCCCATTTTTCATAATCATATATATTACCGCTATGTGCAGGTTTTAATATCCTTTCTTTTGCCCTTGCTATTAAACTGTCATTAGGCTCTTTTTCATAGCCATTCGTGAAAGCTTTTTCATTAGTCACTGTGAAGATGTCGGCATTAGCTATTTCAAAATTTACTATCTCACCAATAGCACAATTTCCAACCTCTCCAATCTGTAGGCACTCCACTTCTGCAACTGCTTTTCCGTTAAAAGCTATAGTCGTGTCATAGAGCAGCTTATATTTTGTGCTGTCCGTTTTCAGTACTATCGCCCCGGCAGATATTACTGTATCAGCTTTCCCGGTTATTGTTATTTCTCCTCTTGCTTTTGTTCCTCGTTTTCTAGTCACTCCAAAAAGCATCGCATGATAATCTATAAACTCGTCTTCTGTCGCCGTATCAATGAAAATTTGATTGACCCAGAATTCTAATGACTTATATATACTTTCAGCTTCTATCCCATAAGCACTTGCTATATCAAAATTAAAAGTTCCCTCTATTTTGGAAAAATTATTTTCCAGATTAGACAGAAAATTATTTCTAGCTTCTACTTTATTCAATATAATCCACCTCACTTTCCCCGTATATAGTAGATACATTAAAAGATACTTTTAAATGATTATTGTCAGTATCATAGTCCAATTGAAAATTATAGCAGTCCAAAATATGCGGGTTGACCAGCAGGCAATCTTTAATTTCCGAAATAACCAGGGCATTTTTTACACTTTCCTGGTATATTGTGCCTATATGCACATCCAGGTTATTTCCGTAACTGTCAGAGTGTATTCCGTAAAAATTTCTCTTTGTTTTAAGTGCTTTGAATATCCATACTTTAAGTGCTTCTTTTTTCGTCACTTCAATAAGGTTATCTCCATTTTTTAACGGTTCCAATGTACCAAAATCAATCGCATATTCTGTAAAAATAGGTAATTCCTCTTTTTCTTTTTTCCCGTCCTGTTTTAAAAACAATGTTTCAAAGTCCATAATCACACTCCCTCTATTGCGTTACTTGGCATTTTTACTATTTTACTGACTACCACATAATGTACGCCTAATACCAATACCAGCACTTCATCCCCGACTTTTAAAGTATCCTCAAACCATATATCTTTGTGGCTTTTATATGTTCCAGAACCCTTAACTGTTGAATGATCATGAGTATGCTGAGCTGGTCCGTTAGCAACCGATGTTTGTGTAGTTGTGTCAATAGTTATCTCGTCAATCACACCGTCTATCTTGTAGAATCTGTGATAATTCGGTAATAAAAAATTAGAGCAGTAAATCTGCTCCGGAGGTATTTCCACATTATCAAATTTTATTTTCAGTTCTGGTGGTGGACTGGTAACACTAGCCCTTATAAAATTGTTAGCCTGCTGTTGTACTCCGTTGTCAATCATATCGTTTAGTATCTCAAACATGCTCATTATTTACCACCTGCTTTTTTTCCTTCTTTTTTAGTTTTCTTACTTTTCTTACTTTTAGATTTCTTGGATTTTTTAGATTTCGGCTTGTCTTCAAATTCAGTTTTGTCCATCACATTCTCAAAAGCCAGCTCCACATCACAGTAATATACATCATTTTCCCAGATATGTGTGTCATTTTTTACTAAAAAACTGCCGACAAGGTTTGTGTGGGGTTCATGTATCCCTATCGAATAACCGCTCTGAATCAAAATGTTACCAAGACAGGTTATGTTTCCCGTTTTTTCAACGCTTTTCAACATTTCCTTAGCGTTATTGATATTATCCCTGTCCTTGTCATACTGCATCACTTTCTGAAATAAACCGTACTTCTCCTTGTCTTCTTTATTTTCCACTTTATCCACTATCTGCTGTTTTTCTTTTTCAGTTTTGTATATGACAATCTGGTTCACCATCTTCTCAAGATCTTCGCCGTACTTTGAGCTTTTTATATCCTGTTCTGAATCGAGCAGTACATCTGCCAATGCTCCCTGTTCTATTACTTCTATTTTCCCATCGTTACTGACAATCGAGTATATTTTTTTATCTTTCCTATGCTGTATCGTATAAGCGTTTAAAATTATCTGATACCCGCTACGATTAATTGCAGGATATGTGCAGTCAACTATATCTTTCGGTACAGTCCCAACTTCCAGCTTTAATTCCCCGCAAATCTCTTTTAATATCTGGGATGGTTTTTTCTTATTGAAGTTTTTCACAAAATAGTTTTTATTAAGATATATGGAGTTATCAAAGCAGTTGAAAGTTTTAATTTGACTTTGCCCGATCACTTCCACAGAAAAAACTTTACCTGTGAATAGTTTATCCTCATCAACATAGAATTCTACTTTATCTCCTAATTTAGCAATTGTAGCATCATCTAAATATTTTACTTCTAATGTCCGAGAAGTTCCATTTATTCCCCCTTTCCAAATAATTCTTTCAAATTTTTTAATATGTTCTTCGTTATTAACAATTATCTTTAACATTTTTCATTCCCTTTTACTTTTTAGAATTTATTAAACTTTCAATTTTTCCTTTTATCTTATCCTTCAATCCATTCTTAATATTTTCAAATCTCTCTTCCAGCTGATACTCTTTAATCGGCGAAGTTTTCCCAGTATGCCGCTCATAAAGTTCATTAGCATCATCAATTAACCTTGTCTGTTTCCTAGCTTCTATAAGATTAATTGAGATATCAACATCTCCCGTCCTTTCCTTTATCTCATAATCCAGCTGTTCAATATAGCATTTAAAATAGATACTGTAATTAGGGACTATTAAAGTCAGAACCTCTTTATCATCTTTGTACTTCTCCAGTTTTTTTATACTGCCCATTGGCGAGTGAGGATTGAGAAATAAATTAAAAAATTTGGATTTTTTAGCAGGTAAAAACGTGGAAAAGCTTACTTTTTTTATATTTCTCTCCCCTACCAATGCTACTTCCCCAACATCTAAAATCTTTACAATTTCACTGTTCTGACTGCTTGTAATTTTAAAGTCTAATGGCGGTATCGTGAAAATAAACGGTTCTGTATCGTACAGCAACATGAATATTGGCCTCATAATTTCATAAATTTCCTTTCCTGTTTATTGTGATGCCTGAATCTGTGCACGTAAATTCGACATCATAGTGTTATATGTACTCTGGCTGACTTTTTCAGCTATCTGCTTAGCTATACTCTCAATTTTAGCTGTATCATTTATGGTTATGTTTGATAACTGTGCCGCTATTTGTGCATTAGCTTCATGATTAATAATTTGCTCTACAGATACAGGTTGTGGCACTAATGGCTGTTGCATTGTATTTAATCTGCTATTCAAAAGATTTGGCAAGCCGCTCAAAGGACTTAACCCGGCGTTAAGGGCATTAGTTATAGCCGTAGTATCCAATGGCTGTAACGGGTTAGTGTTTTGCTGTTTAGATAAAAGCTGGGTAATCGCACTTGTCAACTGTGCTGTTTTGTCCTGCTGCGTAAGGGCAATGTTCTGTTGTGATATTCCTAATTGCTGCTGTATTGCTCTCATATCCAAGTTTATTACCGGCATAGCTTCATATGATTTTCCTGCATATTCTTTTCCTGATCTTAAATCCGCTTTATGCCCCGTATAACTGTAGCCACTTTTTTCATATAACTTTGCTTTCTGTGAATCATCAAGTGCTCCATTTGCGGCTCCCGATTTTTTATCTTTAGTTTTCATTAATTTTTTTATTATATCTGGTGTAAAATAACCAATTGCTCCACCTATTGCTCCACCTATTGCAGTTCCCACAGGTCCGCCAAGTGCTGTTCCCAGTGAAGCCCCCCATGTTGCACCTTTTATTCCCATAAATCCACGCAATCCTACTTCTGCGGCTTTCACTATCCCTTCAGCCTTCCCTTTTAATTTATCAGGATCCAATGCTCCATTCTTTCGCCATTCATCAACTTTTTTCATAAAGTCTTCCATCCATTTAGTAGCTATCGGTGCGAAGGCTTCTCCTATGGATATCTTCAAATCATCTAATGTAGATTTAAATTGTGCTATCTTATTTGATGTTGTGTTACTCATGTCATCAGCAAATTTATCCGTTGCACCTTTAGCATTTCTCACGCCATTAGCTACCTTGTTATAGTTTTCTTCAGTAGTTCCCATAATGGATGCCAGTACCTTCATACCTTCTCCGCCAGCTATTACTGCCAAGTATCTGTTTCTTTCTTCCTGAGTAAGGTTAGCCGTAGCTTTCTTCAGTTCGTCGGATATTGTTTTTAACCCTTTGAATTTCCCCTGCTGATCATAAAGCTGTATGTTAAGGTCGGTCAAAGCATTTGCCACTTGTTTTGATGGATTAGCAAGTCTTCTGTAAATCGCTGCCAAGTTCCGCCCTGCCTGTCCTGACTTAATCCCATTATCTGCCAGTACTCCAAGTAATATATTCACATCTTCAAAGCTCTCAAAATTCCTTGAGCTTGCTGCAACATATTTATACGCTTCTCCTAACATCTGCACATTAGTATTTGCGTTGTTACTTGTTGCAACCATTACGTCCATCAGTCTGTCAACTTCACCTATCGACATACCGAAAGCTGATAAGTTATCCGTCACTATGTCAGAAGTCTGGGCAAAATCACTTCCAGCCGCAATTGACATTTTTAAAAGTTTAGGTGTCATTTCCAGTACTTCATTTGTTTTCATACCCGCCATTGCCTGATACATCTGTGCCTCTGCCACTTCTTGTGCCGTAAATTTGGTTGATCGGCCTAAATCTCTTGTCTGTTGCATGAGCTGTTTTTCCTGCTCTGCTGAAGCACTCATTATGGCTCTGTTTCTTCTTACCTGATCTTCCAAATCAGCATAAGATTGGAGAGATGATTTTAAAACTCCAACTACCGCAGTCGCCCCAATACCCACACCAACAGTTGCCAGTGCTCCTCTTACTCCGTTAAAAGTACCTTTTAATTTATCAGCCACCCCAGCAGCCTTATTTTTTAATTTCTCCAGTGAGCCCCCCGCCTTTTGTGCCGCACCTGAAAACTTATCTTTCAACTCAAGCAAGGCACTTAACTTATATTCACTCACCCTCTGCTACACCTCCAATCATAAGAAACATGAATAATAATTCTGAATTACTCAGTTCCCTTAAACTCTGTAAGCTGTGGCCACAATTTAAATAATGAGCGACTGTTCTTGTTTTCCAGTCGCCCTTAATTAGTTTTTTATTTCTTCAACCACTTCCTCAACAGTAAATTTTTCATTCCATCCAGCTTTTTTCATAAGCAGTTCCGAAATACCTGTTATTGTTGAGTGACTTAATACTTTTGGCACAACTTCTACCGGATTCATTTCACATTCTAGCTGAGTGATCAATTTATCATCTTTAAAAATCTTTCCTGATGTATATACCAGTTCACTATCCTTATCTGTGCTGTTGCCATTGGTTAAAATGTCCAATATTTCCATTCTGTTTAATACTTCCAGCTCTAAAACTCCGCCTAATTCTGCCACTTCAACCTTCACTGTTTTTTTCTCGGCTAACTTTTTACTGTTTTCCAGTAACATCTCTATTGTTATGTTTTTCATATCATACCTGCCTTTTTATTTTATAGAATTTTCATATCTAACATCACTCGGGGTAAATCCAAAAGGGATTTCCTCTTCTACTATTTCCCCTCTTGAAAATTTAGCCAATTCAACCGAATTGAACCACACATTATCAATTGACACTCTCTCTTCCTGACCTCTTAAACTGTCAGGGTCTTTTATTGATGTCACGATCCTGCTTCGAGTATCTTTTCCTTTTGCCCAGTTTTCAAGGATTTTTTTACCACGGGTATACACTTTATATATTGTCAAGGTGCCCTCGCCTTTTAACCCCGTAATCTTACTGTCAATTGAAAGCCCCAGCTGGACATCCGCTCTTTCAGCAGAAATTTTAGCATCTATTGATTTCAGTTCAGCCACTTTTTCATTATCAAGCCATAATTGCCCATAAGCTCCTGTTATAGTTCTGTTTCCTCTTATATTTTCTGACATTTTATCAGCTCCTTTTTTTATTACATTAACATCGACAGGCTAAGAGATGCCATTGTATCAGCAAACCTTACATCGCCTGTTAAATAAACATCATCACCCGTAGGATATTGCAGAATCTCCAACTCTGTCATAGTGTCCGCATCTAATCCATCTGCTATAACTGTTCTTTTCTGTGCTTCAAAATCTATCTCCACTTTATTGTCATAATCTCCATTCAGTACATTTGGTGACATTTCTTTAAAATATACTTTTGTTACATTTGAACAGAAATTCATTTTATTGTCATAATCACCAATATAATTCCCAATCCAGTATTTCTTGAATGTATCTCTTATGTCATCCACAATAAAGCACATTCCTTCAACAACTTTAATTTTTCTTGTGTCTTTTTTCCAGGTACTGTCAAATGTAGTTTTAGAGTTAACTCCATAGTTTACCCTAACTGTATCTTCATCCATATACAGGCTGAATTTACCAATTTTAGGTTCATAATCTTCAACTTCTTTCAAATCGTTCATAATGTGATTATCAGCACTACGGTTTAACGGCATACCTGCAATAAGTCCTGCTATGGCGGCTGAATATTCCTGTGCCGTAAAATCTCCATAAATGGATTTATATGTTCCTCCATTTGCAAGTTCCACGATAGCCACATGATCTGTCTTATTAGCATAACTCGATACATATTTTATGGTCTTACCAATTATACCAGTGTTTCCAAATTGTTGTTTCACCCAATTTACAACTGTTTGGTCTTCTGTTTCTAATGCTTGCGGATAAGCCAGCCAGTTAAATTTTCTCATTTCTAAATCTTTCAGTACTTTATCTGTAGTTTCTTCGTTCTGTGCAACTCTGACTAATACTTTAAATGCCCCATAATGCATGGCCAAATTAATGTATTTAATACTGTCCGTATCCCAACTTTTAGTTTCAACATCCGCTATCGTTTTAAAGGTGTACCACTTTCCAATGGCTTTTGTATCTTTCAAAATCAGGCATATGGTACCTCTTTCACTTCTTTGGATAGCTGTCGTTGCCAATGTTCTGAATTCAATATTAATGCTCGGACTCGCATTAATCTGTCCAACCTTTGCCATTTTATCACTCTCCTATTTCTTTAATTTCATTTTTAAATTTCTCATTATCTTGTAATTAAATGGAACCCCATTTTTGTCGAATAATGATAATTTCTTAAACACCTCATCACTGATCAAATCATTATTCTCATCAAATAACGATACTTTATTACCTTTTTCATCAAATAAATCTAATTTTTTCAACAGCTCATGTTCCTTTAGTTCAGTGTTATCGTTCAATATTTCTTTTATTGTCTCAATACTATTGTCAAAAATTCTCAAATCAGTCCCGTACACATCAAATAAATCTAGATCGAAGATGTAATGGCCTAGTCCATCTACTATTTTTGTGGACTCATTTTTTAAAGTTAAACATCTGTCTTTAACTTTTAAAATCTTATTTCCTCTAACTTCAAACATATTATTCAGCTTATCAAGTGCATTATATATTTCCGCCTTATTATTCTCGTCATTTTCAGGGATGTATGTAATATCTATACTAATAAATATCCTTTCTTTATAATTTGCAAAAAACTCTTTTTTATAGTCGATAACCTGAATAAAATATGCCGGTCTTTCTAAATTATTTATGTTATCGATTCCGACTTCCTTACCCGTAAAACTGTCTATTTTACGGCTTAATGATTTTATAAAATCCATAAATTCCATTATTTATCAAACTCCGCTTTTATTGTTGAGCCTATGCTGTTCCTGAACACAGGCTCTAATTTATCTATCGTTTTCTTCAGCATAAATACTCCGGGTACTACTTTGTTTGTTTTCTTACCGTAATAAACTACCCTGTGACCGTATTCAACGTGGTTCACATACTCTACATTGTTGTAAATTATCTGTTTAAAACTTCCACCATTTTCCCTATGCCAGCCCATTCTTAATTGACCTGTATCTGCTGGTGTTTCTTCTTTTACTTCTTTTATTGTTTGTTCAGCAACTTGTTTGAGTGTCATTTCTACTTTCTGTGGGGTATCAGTGGCCAGATTTTCTAATTTTTTTGCCAGTTTCTCCCAGTCGCCGCTAAGATTCATTTTTATCCACTTCCTCCACTGCTATCTCCTGATGTTCCAAAAAATCAGTGTATTTTATTGGTTTACCAGCTTTAAATTTATATTCTATACCGCCTTTATTTACTAATAAAATATCATTCTGCTTTATGTCTGCATCATTACTGACTAATATTTTATACGTGTTCCTGGAACTGTTTATAATTCCAGGTTCAGTAGCCCTTAAAATTCCTACGCTTAACTGGCACCTGATATTGGTGTAAATAACTTTCCAATCTTGTTCTGTCAGACCGTCTTCATCTTTTGATTTTGTACTTCTTTTGACCTCTACTATTGTATCAGTATTAAAAAACTCGTTTAACATACCATACCTCCTATTTCACAACTCCGAGCTTCCTGAAACGGTTTAAACTTTTTCTAAATTCAGCATCACCATTTAAGCCTGTGACAAACTCAACCTGCCTCTCTGCGCTTTTCATAGATTTTATATTTCTATTTTTATCAAAATTATATTTGTAGATGTATATAGCTGTGGGATTTATCAGTTCCTCTGGAAAGTCTTCACGGTTCATATAGTTAATACTGTCCTGAATAACACTTTCAATAATAAACTTAGTCTTTAGTTCATTCAATCTCACATCAGATATAATTTTTATTTTTTCATAAACTTTGTTAATTATTTCAGTCAATTCTACCACCTTTTCAAAATAGAAAAAGTATGGCATTTAACCATACTTTACTTACGCTTCAATTGCAACCAGACCTTTTACTTTGTTATTCAGAATGAAACAGTCATAATAAAATCTACCTAGGAATAAAGTTCCTGAATAATTTTCTGAATCCGTAACTACTCTGTATTCAGCTAATTTTACAGGTGCAACCGTTGCCGAATTATGTCCGACTAAACAACCATAATTTTTAGTTGTAGCTCCGCCTGCCCCCGTTTTAATTTCCATCCATTTTTTAGTAACTCTTACTATCGGCACTCCGTCAACCATTCCTACTAATCCGTTTATCTTTATGTTTTGACCTATGTCTGATGCCTTTACAAAATTCTCATCCTTTTTCAGTTTTGTTAAAAACTCAGGCGTGACATAAGCAATTCTGTTCTGAGGTATATCCGCATCATTCAGCTTCTCCTGTGCTTCCAGGAATTTGTTGTATGCGTTGTTGGCCGCAAGTCCTGTTACTGTCTGTGATTTTGTATCGCAGGTCTTAAGAATTGTTTCAAATCTGTACTTCTCAATCTCAGGAATTACCCTCTCCCTTAACTGTCTTGCCAGTACTTCTCCTGCCTTAATTTTTGTTTCATCCTTGTCCATTTTGTCCAGCAGTATTTTAAACCCCCTGTCCTTAGTCAGTGTCATTTCCTGAACTGAATTCTCCAGGACGTCCGCATTTCCATAACCTGTGTTCCTGTTATAATCTCTATTATCAACTGTATTAATCGAAGTCACTTTTACAGTTTTAGCTCCTACGAAGGTGTAATCATTATTTACTATTTTCTGTGATACTGCATCACTTGTAAATCTTTCATCAATCTTATCTGCAAATATCTGCGTGTAAACCATTGCCATATTTTAATCATCTCCCTTTTAAAATTAAAAAGAACTGAAAGCCTTATCAAACGCTTCAAGTCCTGTATCTTTTTTATTTTCTTCTCCGTTGCTTCCACCATTCAGACTGTTCGGTACTCCCCCGCTCTGTGTTTTGAGATAGCTGGATAGACTCTCGGAAAAAGATTTCACGCTGTTTTCAATTTCTTCTTCCGTGTTCCCGGAAATACTTCCTAAAAAACTGTCAGGAATTTTATATTTTCCTAATGCAACTTTTTTCAGTTCATTAGTTTTCATAGTTGCAAGCTCCGAATTTGAATTTTCAAGCTGTTTCTGAAGTTCAGCAATACTTTTATTATACTTCTCTTCTGCAGTAAGATTAGCATTATTGATTCTGGCCTCATAATCTTCAATTGTTTCTCCGTGCTTTCGCTCCAGCTCTTTTTTTTCGCTTTCAAACTTTTTTCTTTCCCTTGCAATCCTTTCTTTAATCATTTCATCTACTTGTTCCTGTGTAAATGTGATTTCTGACATATCTGTCCCTCCCATTTAAAGTCTGTCGACTATTATTTTTCTGTCCAGATGTTTAATGTCCATCAGTACGACAAATAAAAAAGAGCGGCCGTTAAACCGCTCCTGTATCTATTAAACTATTTTTTACGCAATTAAATAATCTAATGCTTTTTTATATTTCATAGCTCTATCTATATCTTTCTGAGTTATGGATTTTAATCTTTTCAAATCACTGTTATGTTTCAAATCTTCAATTTTAACTTTTTTTGCTATGTTGTTATTTTTTATTAATTCTAGATATGAAAAATATTCCTGATCTTTTTTCTTTGAAATAACATCGACTGCTTCTATCACTTCCTTGCTGAACTTGAGATTTTTCAAGTCAAGAATAGTTACATCTGTATCCTCAACTATATCGTGTAATAACGCAACTATCTTTTCATTATATCCTTTTACGTTAAGCATAACACGAATAGGATGCCAAATATATCTTTTTCCCGCTCTGTCTTTTTGTTTCCAATGTTTAATTACACAAAGAAAAAAAGCTTTAATTAATAACATATTTTTCCCCTTTTATTATTTTATCAGCCACATCTTTTTTTATTTCTTTACAGTCAACAGCTCCTTCTAACAGAATTTTTTTGAACCAAAATGTATTTTCTTTCCATTTTCTTTCTATGAAATTATAAGAAAAAACAGTATTATCTTTTTTCTTGATAAGTATTGTATTTAAGTCGTCTAAATAATACATTTCTTTCATATTGTCTCAACTCCTCTTGGATTTCTTATTTTAAGACTCAATTTTTCCATTTCCTTTTTAAGTTCTTTTCTTCTTTTTTCATTTGTTTTAATATCTCTATATTCTTCGTAAAGTTTATGTAAAATACCATTTTTAAGTTCAAAACTTTCTTTTGTGTGATACTGCATTTCTATTTTAACACCATTTTTTTCAATAACAGTATTAATTCCTTTATATACACTTCCGTCTTGCCAAGTATTCCCTATTTTTATTATATTATAGTTTTCTTTTAAAATCAACTCTTTTATTTTATTATATTCTTCTGTAAAAGTTTCAAAATCCAGTATAGTAGTGTATCTTAGTATGTCTTTCATGTTATTAAAAATTTCTGTTTTACTAACAGCTTCATTTCTTTCCAAGAATTCTTTTTCAATTTTTCTAAATAAACTATCTTTTGTTTTTATTCTAAAATCTAGCCCTTCAAGATGTCCATTAGATTTACCTATTATGTGTTTTATCTCCTCTGTAATCTTTGGTTCCTTTTTAGTTAAATCTTTATACAGATTTTCGATTTCTTCCGATTCCTCCTTTGATATTTCGTTAACTGAATCAGATTCAATATCAACATACTCGTATGGTACAGTAGTACTTCTGCAATTCGGATGCATCGGTGGATAATTTTCCCCTTCCGTTGCATTTTCCGTTTTAAATACTTCCCCGTTAAGATCCGAACAGGTGTGACTTGTCCTGCTGTCCAGTACTGCCAAAAACTGATATTTAACAACTCCAGCATCTGTGTATCCCATAAGCGTTGCCTGATTCTGAATGTGGTTGGTCTCGGTTCTTACTAACCTTTCAGCATTTTTATAACTTGTCTCAAACTTTTTAGCTATATTTTGTGACATAATTCTATAGTTGATACCTTTATTCAGACCGATAATCAATTCATTTTTTATTGCCTTTGCCAAATTGTCAGTATTACTCCATATCCTGCTTGAATAGTTGGCTCCGCTCCATTCCTGTTCCAGTGCCATCTTTACTGTACCGCTGCTGATTACACCTTTTTTAAAATTCAAATCCTCAGTAAGTGATGTGTAAGTATCGTTATATACCTCGGTTAATGTGTCCGTCACTTTATTATTTATTTTCTCCCCAGCCTGTATAAGTTCATAGTCAATTCCAGCTTTTAAACTGTCCAGTCGACTGATACGGCTCCTGTATGCCAGTGTTTCAAGTTCAACTGACAGTTTCCTGAATTCAACAGGATTAGTTTTTTTTAACCTTTCAATTTCCTTAACGTATTTTTCTATATCATACCGCCATTGTTTATATTCACTGCCATGAAGCAGTGTACTGGCCTGAATCTTGTCTACACCTAACTTTTTTAACTCACCTTGGTATCTGCCATAAAGCTGTGCTATTTTATCATCTATTTCCTTTTTACTTTCCTTAAGTATTTTTACATACTCCTCATATGCCTGAGTTCCTTTGTCAAATGATAACTCTTCTCTTGCAAGCTGTCTTTTCTCCCAGTATTCTTTATTATTCATTTGCTAGCCCCTTATATTCCAGAGGTTGTTCTGTCTGATTTTCTTTTTCAATCTTCTTCAGTTCCGCTTCCGTATCTTCAATGAAAGGCAGCAGTGAAATTAAACTCTCCTGTGACACAACTCCATTTAAATTTGTTATCACATTAGAAAGCTCAACTAAGTTTTCAGGAGTGTTTCTCGTAAATATTTTCTGTATATCCAGCGGTACCAGATTCAAATTGAAATAATCTAAAATTAGTCCCAGTCTCTCGTTCAACGCTTTTTTAAAGTACATCTCCTTCTGTGCTGATAACTGCTCCAGTGCTAACAGTTTATACCCTAACGCAACCCCTGAACTGTTCCCTGCAAACTGTTCATCTTGCATGTCTGGTATAAAAGAAAATTTATGTATGTCCTGATTCAACCTGTTTTTATTATTCTGGGAATATGTATCATTTACATTTTTTATCAGCCATTTAGCATCTCCATTTTCTCCCAAAAGCATCACTTTATTTTTTTTCAGACTTTTTATATCTTCTTCATCTGTTCCCTGCATGTTAGTTAGTACAAGGATTGCATCCGTAAAGTCCTTCATGTCGTCCAATGATGTTGACACCGCTTCATTATATCCGTCAATCAATGTGATTACTTTTTCAAAGTCTCCCAGTTTCCGCTTGTTGTTAGCAAATTCAATAAGCGGTACCCCGTTAAATCCATGCAGTCTGGTTTCTCCCTGTACCTGAGGTGTCAACACAATCCCTTTATAATCCATCACGGAAGTGAATGTGCTGGCAGTCACAGTTTTTTCGTCGTAAATCTCCAAAGTATATACATACTCGTTATTTTCGTTTTTCTCTCTGCTCCAACGGACTGCATATTTAATGTTTTTATCTATCGTATTATCCCTTATGACAAATACATCTCGAGGATCCAATACTTTAAAGTTTATCGTATTGTCTATATTTTTATACCATAATTCGTATGAACACCCGAAAATCGAACAGTTTTCCGCATGTTCAAAGTTGCACTGCTGTTCTTCCTCCGTAGCTAAGTATTTTCCCACCATCTCATATTCATTGACTAAATTTTCCTTTAACAGCTTATAATTTATATTTTTCCCAATAAAATAAGCAGTCGCTATTGTTGTTATATAGCTTGGGAAATTATGGATAAGTTTACTGTCATGTTTATCTTTAAGCCTGTCCTGCTTTTCCAATATTTTATGCTTCCCTGTGTAGTAATCCTCTAACTTTTGCAATCTTATTAATCTGTTAGTTAAAAAATCCCATAGTGCTTTTTCCAGTACTGTAATTTGCACTTATCTCACCCCCAGTATATTTTTATTGATCGTAGTCATTCGGTTATTTCTCATATAATCCTCAAGTGCATATCTCATAGAGTCCATTAAATGATTAAAGTCATCTATAGGTTTATTTACTGCTTTTCCAAATTTATCCTTGTCCCAGCTGTAGTTACTTATTTCCGTTATGAAATTCGCACATCTTGGGTGGATATAAATTTTAAAATCCTGAATAAACTGTATTCCTGCGTTAATGCTGTCCTTTCCTTTTTTAGACGCCTTAATCCTGTGAAGCCCTAAACCTCTTAATTGTTCTATGCTTTTTGGTTCCGCACTGTCGGCAGTAATTATTTCTTTCCTGAATCCGAGTTTTTCAATTTCATTGTAAATAGCCGTATTCTGCATTCCTTTCTGGTATATTTCATCAAAGACATAAATTTCTTTCTGTTCCTGATCCAGTATCCCACAAAAAAAAGCAGCGGGGTCATTGGTGTATCCAAAATCTAGCCCAAATACTGCTTTTGCTTTTTGTCTTTTATTTAAAATTTCTCGCCAGTCAAATTCCTTCTCTTCCCAGTTCTCGTATACTAGCCCTTCAACTATTCCCCAGTTTCCAAGCCCTGCAACCTGATATCGTCTAGGATTATTTTTCTTCATGTCCTCGAACAGCTTTTTATCACTTTCGTCAAGCCATTCATTGCACATGTAGTTCGTTGTCTTGGCCATTATGTTTTCGTCTTCAATGTCAAAAAATCTCTTCTTAAGCCAGTGCCGTTCGTTCCAGGGGTTGAAAGTAATTGTAATCTGTTTAAATAAAGGCTCTTCCACTATCCCTCTTATGCTCTCGTCGAGCATATTAAAATCCTGTTCCCTGTTTATTTCATAAGCCTCTTCAACCCATGCCCAACATAAATTTCCAGTTTCAACTGTTATTGAAGTAACTTTAAGCGGATCATCCAGACCTCTGAATAGGATTTTTTGTCCCGTTGGAATATAAATAATTTCAAGTGGGCTTTCTTTGATACTCCAGTAGTCATTTACCTGAAGTTTGTTTATTGCCCATTTCAAATCTGCAAAGCAGCTATCTTTTAAAGTTCTATATACTTTTCTTATAACTAATAAGTTAGAACCAGGATATTTCATTAGTGCAAAAATAAAAAAAAGAGCAGTCGTTTTGCTCTTCTTACTTGCCCGGCTACCTTTACAAACTCTATACCTTCCTTTGAAGTTCCAAAAATCCTTATATCCTTTTCCAACTAATTGTGGCAGTTTTACTTTCTTACTCTTCAAGTTCGCTTTCACCTACAATCATGACTGGAATAACCCCTTCAACTTCAACTTTATCAGTATATAACCTATATCTTTTACCTAAAAGTTCTGCTGCTTTCAGTCTATCTTTTAAATCTACATTTTTAACTATTTTTTCTGTTACTGATTTTCCAAATCCTCCTACTACAACTTCTTCGGTTACTTCTCCTCTTAAAGTTGCGGTTAAGAATTCAAGTATTTCCTCAGCTTTTGCTATTCTATTATTCGCAATTTCTTCTGCTATTTTTTCTATGTATTTAGAAACGTTAGTATTTTTTAGTAATTTATCAGCATTTACTCCCGCATATTTCTCTTTGTACCCAGCCTTTATTGCAGATTCAGCAGCATTTCCACTAGCTACATAGTACTCACAAAAAGCTTTCTGTCTTGCGTTTAATTTCAACGCTACTTCACCTCATTTCTTGTAAATAAAAAAAAGACAGCTCTTATACTGCCTTTGGTAGTCAGGTGTATAGTTTGCAAAACTCACCTCGACAAAGTTATCTCAAATCCTAAAACCTCATTCTATCATATTATAACATATTAAAAATTATATACAAGACCAAAAACAGACCATTTTTTAATTTAATATATTTTTTATCACTTCATCTGAAAAAATAATAATCTGTAATTGCCTAATTAACATATTTTTGTGTCTTTTTATTGTTGTTACTCCTATTCCTAAATTTTCTGAAATAAATTCTAAGGTCATATCGTCAAAATATCTCATTTCTATAATTTTATAATATTTGCTGCTTTTTATAGTCTCTAATGCCTTTTCTGTCATTTCGACTACTCTTGCAAGTCTATCAATTTCATCTTTAAGTTTTTCAATCCTATTTTCTATTTTTTCAAGTTCTGATAGATATACTTTACTGGACTGCACGTTTATTTCTGAATTTCTCTTTTGAATTAATTTCCCACTCTCTTGTAACTCTGAAATGAGTATATTTTTAGTATCTATTGCTCCTTTTAAAAATCTCAACTCATACAAAAGCTTCTCTGTCTTCTGAAATGGTGTCAGTTGTTTTTCAGCTTTTATTTCCTTATCATTCCTCATCTTTTCCAATATCTTATCCGCTATTCTGTTTATATCTTTTTCGTTCATTTTACTTCCTTTCTATTTTCAAAATAAAAAAAGCCGAATTTGAAATTCGGCTGATTTTTGATATAATATATTCATGAACAACAAATATATCATCCAAAATAAA